TTTTCCTTGCTTAACCAGATGCCGCCAACTCCTGAGAAGGAGATGCTACAAAGCTTTCTCAAAAATGCTAGCAAATGGGCGGTGATTATTGGATATACTGATACAGAGATGCGGTGGTCTGACATTGCCCATAATGGCCCAAAGTCCCGCATTGAGGCAGAATTTGTGGTGAAATCTTTTTCTGAGATTTGATTTAATTTGTGAGTTGTTATACAATAGAATTAACATAATAGGAGACCATAATGCAACCTAATACTAAACTCTCTCCAGGCTTCGTAGAGGTAGATAAAGCCTGTGAGCTTATCAAGTCTGACACAAGGGATAATCCAGTCGTGGATATGGACTATCTTGTTGGACATATTGTCTGGATTGAGACTAGCCATAATTTTCGTATTCCTAAGGTACGTAGACTGAACCCAGATGAGGTATATACCACTAAGCGTGGCAAAGTTATTGAATATGAGAACACTGGTGATGTGTATGTATACATCGCCACCAATTTCGAGAAAGAGCTTCTCAAGAAGACAATCCTCGACAAATACCGTGAATTGGTGGGGCATGAATACCGGCAAGCAGGCATAAAAGCTCGCTCAACTGTAGCAGATGATGCTCAGGGTACGGCGGCGGTTAAGCCACGCATGAACAAACCAATCGCCAAGGAAGGGGCGGTCATCGGCTCTGGTGAGACTATTACCAGCAACGGTGAGAACCTAAGCGTATAATGGACCCAAGACACCCAGAATTAGCGGTCACACGGCTTAAAGAGCTAGTGGCTCAGTATGACCGCATTGAATCAGACATGAAAAAGGCTACTGTCGCCTCTCGGTTGGCTCAGCTAGAGAGAGAAGGTGGGCTTGTAGTACAGGAGATTTGCTTAGTTGCTCCTCGTGTGCATGAGGCCATGATGCAGACTTCAAGGCAAAGAAGGCACGATATAGCCAAAGGCCTTGTGGAAAAACCTGTGAAAAACATTTACGAAGATTTTAGAGAATACGCTGCTACTGCTGTGAGAGAAGAGTATGTAGCTCCGAATCAAGCTGAGACTGTGATTGTGGAGCCAAAACCTCGCAAGAAGAAAACGGCAAAGAAGGCTGATAAAAAATGAAAGTCTTTATCAGCCAACCAATGAACGGGCGCAGCAATAGGGCTATAAGAGAAGAACGCCAACCTGTCATTGACCAATACGAGAAAGATGGGTGGGAGGTTATAGACTCAGTGTTAGATATGGGGCCAGCAAGCGCTATTAAGTATTTAGCTAAAAGCATTGAGCTAATGGACGACGCTGATAGAGTAGTGATGATGAATGGTTGGGCAAAATCTAGGGGGTGTCGTATTGAACATGAGATAGCAGTCAATTATGGAAGAGAGGTAGTATATTTATGATGCAGGGAGAAGTAGTATCACAGTATGTTACATTGGAGCAGGTAGATGACGCTATTTTGCGTCGCTACCTGGACCTTGTGGAAAACGCCAACCCTGAAGATATGGCGAAACTTCTCGAGTCATGGGCTAAATATATCTCGGCACGCCGTAATTCTGATGTGTTTGAGAAGGGGGAGACGGAGGAGGAGAAAATGGAGAGGCAAACTAAAGAAACGATAATGGAGGCTTTAGCCAATGCTTAAAGTATTAGAATTATTTGCTGGCATCGGTGCGTGCTCTGAAGCACTCACAAGCCTTGGCATTGAACATGAGATAGTGGACGCAGTAGAGATAGACAAGTATGCAGTCGAGAGCTTTAATGCAGTTCATGGGACTGACTTCGAACCACAAGACATCACTAAGTGGGATAAAGACATAGAGTGTGACCTTATTATGCATGGTTCACCTTGCCAGGACTTCTCAGTCGCTGGTAAAGGTGCGGGTGGTGATGAGGGAAGTGGCACAAGGTCTAGTTTGCTCTATGAAACGTTGCGTATTGTAGAAAAGTTACGCCCAAAGTATGTGATTTGGGAGAATGTAAAGAACCTATTATCTAAGAAACACGTACACAACTGGGAAGCTTACGCCAAGCGTATGGAGGAGATGGGGTATACAAACTATTGCCAAGTTCTAAATGCCAAAGACTACGGCGTGCCACAGAATAGAGAGAGAGCCTTTACTGTGAGTATAAGAACTGATGTCCCTTATTCGTGGGCGTTTGAGTTCCCAGAACCATTCCCCCTGGCAAAAAGGCTCAAGGATATTCTCGAAGATGATGTGGATGAAAAGTATTATGTATCCACGAGACAACTAACTGGCATGGCTACAACCAACTACGAAAGCTACAAACTTTCCAAGCTTCTCAAGGACAAGGATGCCACTGCCGATACTCTGAAGGCTAGGTTCGAGGGGTGTCCTCAATTAGTGTCAACTGGTGGCACCGAGCTACAAAGAAAAGTATGTGATGAAGCTCTCAAGAAGGGGGTGGTTAAACCGAACGATGTTGTTTTGCCTGGTGCCTATGGCAGAAACTTTGGTAGCAAGGAGAAGATACAAGACCCAGATAAAGAAGTCTCAACTCTTCAGGCAGCAATGGGAGAAGGTGGGGGCAATGTTCCTCTGGTCCCAACTACCTATCGCATAAGAAAATTAACCCCAAAAGAGTGTTGGCGCTTGATGGGATTCAGTGATGAGAGCTTTGAAAAAGCCGAGAAAGTTAATTCAAACACCCAACTTTATAAGCAAGCTGGGAACAGTATCGTAGTGGATGTGCTGGAAGCAATTTTCAAGGAGCTTTTTAATGCCTAAAGCTGGGATACAATTTAGCAAAAAGGATGAGTGGTATACTCCGAAAGAGGTAATAGATTTTTTTGGCCCTTTTGACTATGACCCAGCAACAACTGATGTTCAAGCTAAATATCTCGGTATACCCAACTATGACACTATTAGTTCTGATGGGCTTAAGGCTAACTGGTCTCAATATGATAAAATATGGATAAATCCGCCATTCACTAGAAAATTCGAATTTCTTAAAAAAGCAATAGACATTGAAAGTCATATTTTCTTTTTAATGCCAATTGAGACTATGACCACTGGAAAATTTCATAAAATAATGAGTAGCTATCGTGGTGGATATACTCTGTGGATTCCAAATGGTAGAATCAAATTCGATGATGGTTCTGGGAACTGCTCGTCTCCGGCGTTTGGTTCAGTTATTTTAGAGCTTCATGGTAGGGTAAAACGTATAAAACGTATAAAATATTGGAGTTTATATGGCGAAGATAGTTGAGAATGAATATACTGGTACAGAGGTCCTTACTCCTGACCAGATAAGACTAGCATTATCTGGAGATTATGAAGGATTCAAGTATTTCTTCGAAAATTGTTTACTAATCCAAGATCGTGATACTCGCCAGTATATCCACCCAAAGATGAACGTTGGGCAGCAGATGATTGCCAAGGCTATCTTTAAAAATGTTGATAGGAAGAACAGAAAGAACGTACATAAGGAGATTGTCGTTATCGGCCCCCGTCAGTTCGGAAAATCTACTCTATTTACGGCAATAGGTGACTATTTACCTGCGTATGTGCCTGGGATGGAGAATCTCAATACAGTTCATACGCTTCAGACAGGGACTACTGCTGGGAAGTACTTTAAGCAGAAGATTGCTCCGATTGTGGCCAATGTTCATCCGTCTATATTCCCAACTATTGAGAGGGATACTCTCGGTACTTCGACCCTTTTGCGTTTTAAAGACATAAAAGGAATCCCAAGGGGAGGGTATTATGAGATTACGTCTGCTGGCTCTAACTCCGTGCGTTCTGGCACTGTGAGTGTGTGGCTTTGTGACGAACCATCTGAATATCGTAATCCAGAGGCGGTGGAAGACGCCGTGTCTGGGGCTATCTCCTCTTACGCCTGGAGCTTCACTGCCTATATTGGCACGTTCTCTGACCGCCTTTCAAATTATTTCCTAGATAAGATTAAGCTCGCTCTCGATAACCCAGATGATATTGAGCTAATATTTATCCCTTGGTTCTTGGTCTATGGGAGAGAAGGGGATGGGCTTGGTTTTACAGAAGACATGATGACCGAATATGACCGAGAGGTAGTGGTCCCAGAGATGCGTAAATGGGGCATCCCGAGGGAGGAGTGGTTTGATAAGCTTGGTTGGTATCATACGAGGTCTCTGCGTACTAGCAAGATGCGCTACGAGTTCCCATCTAGTATTGATGACATCATCAATATGACCTCTGACCGCTGCGTATTTCAACAAGAGTCTCTCGATGCTCAGGAGAAGAACATAGTACCAGGCACTCCGATGCGATTCGTGACAGACAATGCTACTGGAAAAGTGGAGATGCAAGAGACTGATATTTCGCCGTTCACGATGTTTGTGCCACCCAAAATGGGGCATTCGTATATGATATCTATTGACCCAATAACGGCTTCTTCTGAGGACACCGATATGTTCGCCATGAGTGTGTGGGACACTAATAATAATGAGCAGGTCGCTGTGTTTGCTGAGAGAGGATTGCAGGATGAGGATTACGCAGATTGGGCAGTGTCTATGGGCACGGTTTATAACAAGGCGCAGCTCTGTCCAGAAATAAACGTGGCTAATGGATTTATCGTATCATGTAATTCTAGAAGATATTATAGATGGTGGTATAATGGGAAGAAAGCACAGGCGGATAGGACTCCTGGACTTAGGACAACCGTAAGCTCTAAGGAGAGAATGCTAGACATGCTCTCTGCTATGTTAGATAGAGAGACCATAAAGATTAGGGATGCCAACACACTAGACGAGCTCCGTAACTTCACAAAATCAGTTAAGACTAGGCAAGATGGTACTCAGTATGTGCGTATGATGGCTCGCCCTGGGCATAAAGATGATTTAGTTGCCTCGCTGTGGATATATGCTGGTACTAGGTCGCTCAAAGAGATTGAGGGTCGTAGAAAAGTTGGATTCGCAATGATATAATTAAAAAGAAAGGAGCAATATGCCAGTAAGAAAAGTTGGTAAAAATAAATGGAGATATGGCCAAACCGGCAAAATTTACTCATCAAAAGTTAAAGCGGAAAAACAAGGCTTGGCAATTAGGCTCAGCCAGATGAGAAGAGGAAAGAAGGTAAAATAATGGATTTAGCAAAAGATATCGTGGACAAGTATACCACAGAGCAGATTATCGCTTATTTAGACCATTTAATCGGTGGGGTACAGCAGAACTATAGGACTGCCCTCAAAGTATGCAAAGCTGAGCCTCTATGGATTAGCATGGGCGACATAGAGCAGGCTAAAGAGATTCTACACGAGATGAAGGTTCGCAATGATGCCCGTGAGGCTGCAAAAAATATGGTATAATAAAACTATTAACTTTAACAAGAAAGGATACTGATGGATAATACTCCAACAGCGCCCGCTCCAGCGCCAACTGGGGAGAGTGTAGAAACGCCTAATACTAACACGGAGCCAGTGGCAGCTCCACAAGCACCAGATATGCACGGTTTTACGCCAGAAGACCTTGCTGGGATGCGGACCTTTATCGATAACAACGGTGGATGGGACAAAATCAAGTCTAGGATTTCAAACCCTCAACCAGCTCAGCCAGTTCAACCGCAAGAGCAATACCAGCCTCAGCAACCAGTGCAGCAATATCAGCAGCCACAACCGCAACCACAGCCGCAATATACACCACCAGATGGAGCTATAACCCCACAAGAGTTCTTAGCGCAGCAATATTTCCAGG